AGTAGTAGCAGTAATTATAGTCATTGGTATCTTTGGTGGCTAAGAAAAGCAAAGCAGTCATAGATGAAGTAATCAAGGGTGTCATGAATGGCAATACTATTAAGAAAGTATTAGCTGATTTAAAAGACCCTATATCATTTCAAGCATGGTCTAACTGGTTAGCTAAAGACCAAGCCTTACTTAATCGTTATCATCAAGCAAAGATTAGTGCATTGGACTTTCAATTAGCAGAGGTTAAAGACGAACTAGATAAATGTGTTAAAGATAGCATAGACCCTAAAGCAGTTAGCATGAGTAGAGTGAACCTATTAAAGATAAAGAGTGCTAATATACAGTGGGAACTGAGCAAATTGATGCCTAAAAACTATGGAACTAGCCAACAAATACAAGTTTCTACACCTAAAGATGAGGCATTTACTATTAGATGGAAAGACTAGGAACGTAACATAATCAATCACTTGCCAACCAAACTACCACAAATCGCAAGACAAAAGTTGACCAAAATCACACGAAAAAAAAACACTATATGTAGTATGTGTCAGCTTGATACATACAAGATATAGATAACCCTAGAAAACTGGGAAATATTGCAGGTCAAATATAGAAATATAAAATGTTCACCAGAAAAAGAGGTGAACTTTACTGCTAACCTATTGATAAATATAGTGTTATACAAACTAAGTTAAATTACTGGCGGTGTATTTTTCCTACATTTCTGCCAGATACTATATGTAGTATGTGTTTTTGGTTTGACCTACTATATATAGGGGGGTTTGTTTTTGAGGCTACACCCCATTTTTTTATGGGACTCCGAGTCATTATCATTGGGTGGTTGCTCTATACAGAACAAAGGATTTATACATGGATTTTAAAGGACGTTACATATTTAACGTATTACTAGATGATGAAACTGATTTGGTCGTACTTACAGTAGGGGGTTTTGGGTCTAATGCAGACAGAGAGGCTTTTGCAGATGATTTGCACTATACCTTATCTGAGAAAAAACTTGAGTTATATACCCAAAAAACTGAGGATATTAAAGATTTCTTAGAATTGCTAGATTTAAAGCCAAAAACAGCAACCATACACTAAAAATTTTATTATAGTACACATTTGACAATGTAGCCAAATATGGCTATTGTTTGTTAATTAAACATTAACAAGGAGTCGAATATGACAAATTATAAAGAAACAATAACTAACGAATTAAAGTCTCATAGAGATACTATAATTCAATCATTAACTGATGACATAGTTGTTCGTTACAACGAGTGCTTAGTATTAAGAACTATTGATAGTTTTGCACAAAGTGAGGCAAGACCATCTGAGTGGACTATGAACTGGACTTATGGCAACAAATTTTTTGATGTTGAGTATGACCCAAACAATAGGTTTGCAAAAAAATACTTTTATCAAAATGGTGAGCCACACATGGTTACTTATAGAAAGTATGGTGGCGAAAGAGTTACAGAACAATTAGTAAGAAATGTTTATAATTATACTTTCACTAAAAAATTTGATAATGGCAGTAATGAAGTTTTTGCAGTTGCAAGAGAGTTGGCTACTGAAAAAGTTGACAATATGTTGGCTTTCTATGAAAACAGATTGCACCAAAAATTAGATGACACTAACGAGGCACAACCGATTACTAAATTAAAAATAGTATCTTTTGATGTTGATGGTGTTTGGTATCCATCTACTAGAATTATAGTAGAAGTTAAAAATGGTGCTAAGTGTGAGTTGACAACTAAGATTGTTTGGAAAGTATCAGAAAGAGGTAATTCTTTCTTTCAAATGCCAACTACTTTTCATAATGCTTTTGACCCAAAAGGTCGTAAGGTTGCTAGACCTAGCTTTGACGCATTTGCTTATGCAGTATGTGATAACAAAGAGGCTTATGACGAGGTTGTAAGACTTAGAACTGCAAATGAAAAACTTGATAAAGAGTACGCAAGAGTTCAAGAGAGATTTCAAAAGAAACTTGACTTTATCAATAAAGAAATGCGTAGAGAACTTGAAAAGGTTGAGGAAAAAAGACCAGTACCTTTAAAAAAATGTGCGTAAAATAAATTAAATAAAACGAAAAGAGGGTCTTAATTGACCCTTTTTTTGTACCTAAATTATGCCAGAGATTGTTTTAGATTATACACCAAGACCTTATCAAAAAAAATTACATGAATTAATTGATAACCATAGGTTTGTAGTCGCAGTATGTCATAGACGTTTTGGTAAAAGTTATGCAATGACGCAACACTTTATTCGTGAGGCATTAAAAACTAAAAAGAAGAATTGGCGAGGTTATATTGTCTGCCCAACAATAGGTATGGCAAAGGCTATTCATTTTGATTACTGGCAGATGATGGCAAAACAAATACCTAATGTTAAATTTAACCAGTCTGAACTATCTTGTACGTTTCCCAATGGCAGTCGTATGCAGTTGGTTGGTGCAAATGATGGTGGTGAAAGATTAAGAGGTCGATTTATTGACCTATGTTGTCTTGATGAGTTCCAAATGATGACTGAGGAACTATTTAATCAGATTGTTAGACCTGCAATGGTTGATAGAGATAACTTAGATGGCGAAAGAACTAGGTGTATCTTCATTGGAACACCTAAGTTGCAAAATATTTTATATAAAACTTTTAAATATGCTGAAAGTGATGAGAGTGGTGATGAGTGGGCAAGTATGCTTATGCCAGTTTCACTGACTAAAGTTGTACCGCAAGACGAATTAGAACAAGCCAAGAATACAATGGGCATGGACAACTACAATTCTGAGTTTGAATGTAGTTTTGAAAGCAATCTATCTGGTAGTTATTTTGGTGCGTATGTGCAAAAGGCTTATGATGAGGGTCGTATAGGCAAAATTGACGAGGATTTAGATTTAAAGACTGAGGTTTACATAGATTTAGGCATTAATGATGCAACGTCTATGTGGTTTGTGCAAAGGTACAAGCATGAGTATAGATTTATTGATTTTTATGAGTATCAAGGTGAGGGTTTGCAATATCTTGCAGAAACTTTAGAAAAAAAATCTTATGATTACTCAAGAATAGTCTTACCACATGATGTTAGGGTGCGTGATTTATCATTAGGTGTATCAAGACTGCAAATATTACATGAATTAGGGGTCAAAGACACCGAGATAGCACCCAAGTTGCCAGTTGCAGATGGAATTGCAACAGTAAGGCATAATTTTGAAAATTTTTGGTTTGATGAGGGTAGATGTGCAGAGGGCATTAACCATTTAAAGTCATATACCAAAGTTTATGACTCCAGACACCGAGTTTACCGAGATAGACCTGCTCACAACGAGCATAGTCATTGTGCTGATGCACTGAGATATGGCATGGCATTAATGGGTACTGCAAACAGAGGTGATTGGAATAAACCACTTAAAATAGAAACAATAGGATTAGTATAATGGGAAATTATGGTTATGGACAACCTAGAAGAACTAGGAAAAAGAATAAAAAAGAAGAAGAAAAGAAAAAAACTAAGGGCAGAAATAAATAATGGCTAAAAAAAATAAAAAGATGATGACTGCTGATGCAGTAAAGTCTTTAGTAGGTAAACACATTGCCAATGCTCAAGGTTTTTATTCTGGCAACTTATCTAAAACTAGGGAAACTGCATTAGACTACTATCTTGGCAACCCAATGGGCAATGAGATAGATGGTAGGTCAAAAGTTATATCCAGTGATGTATCTGACGCAATAGAACCATTGATGGCGAACCTAATGCGTATCTTTACGCAATCTAACAAGTTGTTTCATTGTGAGCCAGTGGGTACGGAAGATGTCGAGATAGCAGAACAATCAACTGATTATATAAACCACATATTTTTTAAGAAAAATAATGGTTGGGTAATACTGCATAATTTTTTAAAAGATGCCCTGCTAGAAAAGAATGGCTTTTTAAAAGTGTACCATGAGTATTCTGACAAAGTAACTAGAGAGAGTTATTTTGGTTTATCAGATGACGAGTACACTATGCTTATTGATGATAAAGATGTGGAAGTGATTGAGCATACTGAGTATGAAGATGATTCCAATACTCATCAAATGCCAGATGGCAGTTACATGGCAGGTAAAACTCATGGTGAAGAAATGGGTATGCCAGTAAAACCACCAGTTGATGAAATGATGGCAATGATGGGTGGTGAAATGCCTATGCCTATGGAAATGCCTATTGCTATGTTGCATGATGTGGTCATTCATAGAATTGCTAAAAAGGGCAAAACTTGTATTGAGAGTATTCCACCAGAGGAAATTTTAGTTGAGAGCAATGCAAAGAGCATTGAAGATGCAAACTTTATTGCACAAAAGAAAATGATGACTCGTGGCGAGTTAATTGAATTAGGTTTTGAAAGAGATATTGTAGATACCTTGCCAACAGAACGAGTTGAGGACATGAACACTGAGTTTCAAACTCGTCATAGCGATATACACAATAGCATACAAAGAGATATAACTGATGAATCAACCCAAGAGGTTGAGGTCTTTGAGTGTTATGTTAAGTGTGATTATTCTGGCACTGGTAAGTCTGAACTAAGAAAGTTTGTAGTCGCAGGTAACAATGGCGAAACTTTGTTGTCAGATGAGGCTTATGATAGCTTTCCATTTGTTACTGCTACACCAATTATCATGCCACATAGATTGTATGGTCGTTCAATAGCTGAGTTAGTACAAGACGTACAATCAGTTAAAACTTATGTGATGAGAGCCTTAAATGACAATATTTATGGCATACAGAACAATAGATTGGCAATAGATGATAGCAGAGTAAACGTATCGGACATACTGGCTAATAGACCCAACATGATTGTAAGAACTAAAGGCAATCCAATGGAGTCGATACAAACTATGCCAGTGCAATCAATAGGTGATACTGCTTACCCACTGTTGACATACTATGATGAGTTAAAAGAACAAAGAACTGGTGTATCTAAAATAGGTCAAGGTTTAAATGCTGACGCATTAAATAGTAAAACATCAACTGGATTAAACAGTGTGATGAGCCAAGCACAACAAAGAGTAGAGTTTATTGCAAGAACCTTTGCACACACTGGTATTAATGACTTAGGTAAAAAAATATTAGAATGTGTTGTTAAATATCAAGACAAAGAAGATATTATTAGAATTAGAAATAAATTTGTAACCTATAAACCAATGGAATGGCGAGATAGGTGTGATATATCTATTACATCTGGTTTAGGCACTGGTAATCAAGACCAACAAATGATTTTCTTAAATAATATTTTAGAACGTCAAGTACAAGCACTAACAACGCAAGGTAATCCATCAGCACCATTAGTAAATCTAAGTAAAATTTATAACACTTTAGAGATGATGGTTGAAAGTGCAGGATTAAAGAACGTAGATTTATTCTTCTTGAACCCAGAAGAAAATCCAATGCCAGAAGAAGAACCTAAACAACCTACTGAGTTTGAAAAAGTATCTATGGCACAAATTGAGGGTGAGAATAAACGTAAACTTGCGGAACTAGAATTAAAACATCAAGAGTTGTTAATGAAGAATGAAAAACAACAATTAGACTTTGATGCAAAAATAGTAGAACTAGAACTGCAATACCAAAAGAACATAGACCAAGAAGAAATTAAACGACAAGCTAAAGTGTCAACTGAGGCAATGAAACAAGTGGGTGCATTTGCTAATAAAAATATGCCAATGCCACAACCAAATATACCGCCTAATGACCCTATGAATGTGCCTATGCCTAGAGGTGGAATACAACCGCCAGTCGCACCTGCTGAACCACAATTAACGCAACCAAACATTCAAAACGCAGATTTTAAATTACCAAACGAGTGAGGTCTTAATGGGAAGAACACCAACTAATAAAAAACTGTACGCACAAAAAAAATCTCAAGCTAAAGCAAAGTTTGATGTGTACCCTAGCAGATACGCAAATATGTGGTTATCGCAGGAATACAAAAAAGCAGGTGGCAAATTTAAAACAACAAAAACTTAATTTATGAGTAATGACGAAATAAGTAGAGGTCATAAAGCACAACAGTTGCTTGATGAACCTTTAATTAAAGAGGCTTTTGATAAACTAGAGGCTCTTTATAAACAAGAAATATTTTTAACTAAAGTTGATGAAGATGCGGAACGCACCAACATCTATTTATGTTATAATACTTTGACAACTGTAAAAGCACATCTGCTAGAAATAATGCAGACTGGCGAATTAGCAGAACAAAGTAAACAAGCACCCAAAGTATTCTAGGTCAACCCATTAGGGAACTGATGAATCTAACGAACATTTAAGTTTGTTAGTTTACGAAAGGAACTATCATGGCAAATGATGGCTCATTAGAAAGCACTGCAAACGAGATTGTAGGTTTATTAAATCAAAGTGGGGTCGCAAATGACCAACTTGATAAAATAGGTGAAACATCTCAAGTGCAAAACTCTGAACAACAAGTCGCAGAGGCAGAACCAGAACAACTAAACACTGAACAACCGAATGACTCGGACTTAGCAGTAGTTGATGAAAGTCTTGCTGAAAGTGAACAGTTATCTGATGTTGAACAGACAGAACAACCTACTCAAGAAACATCTGAACAAGAACCAGAACCAACTTATACAGTCAAGGTTCAAGGTCAAGAATATGATATCAGTCTTGATGAATTACAGGCAGGTTATAGTAGAGATAACGATTATAGAATTAAGACTGAAACATTAGCGATTGAGAGGAATCAGTTCAAAGAAGAACAGTCCAA